TGAAGGCCTGAATAAGAAACTCAAATATGCATTAAGATATTTACCAAAACTTGGTATCAAAGGTGTATTGCAAGGTGACATGATGTTCACCAAAGGCGACCTTGATAGACAAGTTATTGATGGTGAATCTTATATTATCTTTCAACCAAACACAATTGTTTATGCTGTCCCAACAGATTCTAAGTTGGCACAAACAATGTTGGCTGCACAGATTGGTGTAATATTTCACACATCATATACAGGTCAAAAAATGGAAGATATGAAAGCATCTTTCAATATTGACATTGGTCGTTTGACACCTACGAAAGATGTTTGGTTCAGAGATGCTTCTTTTACAGACGCTTCAGGTTCTGCCACATTTACAGATGAAGAAACAAGGAACATTACTGCAACTCTTTCAGAAGCAGGTCGTATATTTCAATCATTAAATCCTTTAGTTCTAAATCGTATTGCCACAAACGAAGCAACTAAAACATATATTAAAACATTTAATAATACAAAAGTCCGTGAAGGTAAAAAGATTACTGATACACGGGCACATACATTAGAATTGATTCGCTGGATTGAAGCAAAACTAAACAAAGACATTGCTGATGCCAAAAAAGAAGAAACAAAGAAAAAAAGGATTGCAGAGAAAACAGAAATCATGCGATTCTTCCGTAATTATGCCGCACAATTAAAATCAATTTTCGATTTGCAAAATCTAATGGTAGATGCAAAGTTAATGATTGTGCGTAAACTAGAAACAATTAAATCAATTGGAACATTTGTAAGAACCGATGATGGTTTTAGAATTACTGCACCAGAAGGTTTCGTTGCAGTTGATAGATTAAAAGGTAATGCAGTCAAATTAGTTGACCGCTTAGAATTTTCACAAGCAAACTTTAATGCTCAGAAAGCATGGGACAAGTAAATGGCATACGATATTAATAAAATTTTATCTGAATATGGTGAAAATGATTTTGGTTTCACCGCAGTTGATGAGGCCGAATATGAGGCCGTAATTGCAGAGAAAGATGAGACAGTAGAAGAATATAAGGCAAGATTACAACAAGTAGAAAAAATCATTATGCCTTTTTTGACAAATCTTTACAAAACAAAATCACAACCTTATATTCATTGGCCAAATCGTGGACCAATTTTAGAATCACAAATGCAAAAGATTCTTACATTAACTAGAGGTTAAATTGAAAGAGTTTAAAGAATACATCACAGAAGAAAAAGGTCTGCATGTATTTGATATTGACGAAACTTTGTTTAAAACAAACGCAAAGATTCATGTGAAAGACCAATCAGGTAAAACTGTTGAAACATTAGACAATCAACAGTTCAATGACCACAAGTTGAAGCCTGGTCATTCATACGACTTTCACGAATTTAAAAATGCAAAAAAGTTTCACGATGAATCTGAACCGATTCATCCTATGATTAACAAACTAAATGCGATTCATAAGAATATTAAAGCAGGTGGTAATAAAAGCCGTATCATTATGAATACTGCTCGTTCGGACTTTGATGATAAACATACAGTATTAAAGAAGTTCAAAAAACATGGCATTGATGTGGATAATACACACATACATCGTGCAGGTAATATTCCTGGTAATCAACCGCCAGCAGAAAAGAAAAATGTTATTTTAAGAAAACATTTAGATTCTGGCAGTTATGACCATGTTCACATGTATGATGATAGCAAAACAAATTTGAATCATTTTTTAAAATTACAAAAAGAATATCCAAAAATCAAATTTCATGCACATCATGTTACGCATGAGGGTAAAACTAGAAAACATGTAACAGAAGCATCTTATCCAGGTAACATTGGTGCGATGGAGATGTTTAAGTTTTATCAGAAGGCAAATGATGAACAAAAGAAAAAACTCCAACAACACATGAAAGATAAGAATGTGAAGGCGGCATGGAAGCACATTCAAAGTGTTACTGGCGTGAAACTACATAAGAGTGTATATGAAGAATATGGTGCGGGTGAAGATGGTACTGACGAACTTCGGAAAACATATCAAAAAGGAACACCTGGACAGAAAGTAAAGTCATTTACTGACTATGTAAAGACTAAGTAATTATATCATTGGAGATTATTATGAAAGATGTTGTGATTGGGTGCATCACTGGTTATGATTTTGATAAAATTAAACCGTGGGTAAACTCACTAGATACTTGCGGTTTTGATGGCGTAAAAGCCATGATTTGTTATAATGTAAGTTATGACACCGTGGAAGAACTTGTCAAGCGAAACTATACTGTTCTCGCATTAGGTAAAGACGAAAAAAACAAAAGGTTTTTTTACAAAGACGAGTTTTCAATTGTTGTAGAACGATTTCTACACATGTGGTATTTCCTAAAGAAACTTCAAGGACAATACCGATACATCGTTTCAACTGATGTAAAAGATGTAATCTTTCAAACAAATCCCTCAAAGTGGTTAGAAGAAAACATTGGCGACAAACAAATTAATGTTGCCTGTGAATCTATTCGTTACAAAGACGAAGAATGGGGTGCCCACAATATGTTTAAAGCATTTGGTGCGGTGTTCCATGACCACACAAAAGACAATTTAATTTATAACGCAGGAACAATATCAGGTAAGTTTGATACAATGCTTGATGTGTTTCTAAACATCTATATGATTTGTAATGGCACAAGTCATTGGACAGAAGGCGGTGGTGGTCCTGACCAGGCAGCATTGAATCTTCTATTGAGTATGAAACCATATAGAGATATCACAAACTTTGCAATGTCCGAAGATGGATATGCCGCACAACTTGGTACAACAGGACCACAAGTCATCGGTAAATATGGTGACAAGCTGGTTGAAAAAACTCCGATTTTAGTAGATAATATGATTTGCACAAGCACTGGTAAACCTTTTGCAATCGTTCACCAATATGACCGTGTTCCCGAATGGAAAGAAATGATAGAGAAAAAATATGGCTGATTTCATTATTGATACAACACAAAATGTGGTAAGACAGGATGGTCCTGTTTGCCGTGATCCTTATGACCATCTAGGTCCTGAAGATTGGGTGCAAAAGCAACTAGATTGGTGTGAACAACCTCAAAACATTTCAGGTAGAGGCCTTGTAGAACCAATTAAGAATCTGCAAGGTGAACTTGTTGGTGTTGAAGTGGGTGTTTGTAATGGTGTTACAAGTGAATTGTATGCACAGGAAATACCAAACATCAAAAAGTTATACGCAGTTGACAATTATCCTTCTTTTGTTGATTGGGATGGAACACGACTGACAGAAGAAAGACAACAAGAAACAATGCGCCGGTGTAAAGAACGACTTGGTAAATATTCAAATATTGAGTTTGTTTACAAAACAAGTGTTGAGTTTGGCGAATCTTTAGAGAATGAATCAATTGATTTCGTTTTCATTGATGGCGACCACAGTTATGAAGCAACACTTAAAGACATTGAAACATATTGGCCTAAAATCAAAAAAGGTGGATTGTTTGCAGGTCACGATATTAATTTGAGTACCGTATCACAGGCAGTAAATGAATTTTTTAAGAATGATTATGAAATTAAAACAGTTGAGAACAATGCTTGGTATCTAATCAAATGAGACATGATAAAATTATTGTATGGGGTTCCAAGTTTGATACAGGTCATACACATGCGTTTGTGCATGATGCCGTTGTTCGTGCATCCGAATACTTAGGATATCCAACCTATTGGATGGACAATCGTGACAATGTGCCAGAAGAATTTTTTGATAACGCACTAATAATTTCTGAACAATGGTTAGTATTTGCAAATGGTAATAGTAATCGTTTGCCTTTACGACCAACTTCAACATACTTAATTCATTATCTTGGAAATAAAGGACCTGTTGAAGGAAATCCAGGTGCAGGAATGTATCTTGGTAAAGTAGGTCGTTTGATTGATTTTAGATTTGCGACAAATTGGGGTGTTGATGGCGTTGAAGATAAGAATTATGCTTATCGATTCGAAAAAGAAAAATACACACCAATCAGCGAAACATCATACTTTGAACAAGGTTCTGAATACGATATCTTCTATTCAATATGGGCAACAGACTTGATGCCAAATGAAATTGATTTCGAATCAAGATTTACACCTTTTAAAGAACCTAAGTTTGCTTTTTTTGGTGGTACAATTCGTGAAGATAATCAAGAAATGTTTATTCCATTCATACAAGAATGTGAAAAAAATA